GTTAGCGCACAACAAGACCAGAATAGCACAACTGCTACTTCTATTGAACAGCCTGTCGCTGAAACTACACCTGCGACAATAACACCGCTACCACCGCCAGTCGTTCCGCCAAACTCTGGACTTTCTGGCCAAGCTACAAGCGACGCGACCGTCGTTGTTCCGCCACAAACTCCAGAAGCGAATGTAAATCTATCTCAAGAAACATTAGCGACATATTCTGCGACCGTAGCTTCGTTTGTAGCTAATCCAGACTCGTTTAGAATGCAGTTGACGAATGCTTTGTCTGGCAATATCAAATCATGCTTCCCTGGAACTCTGAGAAACTTGAGCCTAGATCCTCTGACTTCTCTCGCGCCGAAACCAGAACTACTTCCTCTGATGAATGTTTTAACAGTATTGACCGATGAAGGTCTACAGGGTTCATGGAAAGAAACAGGAACACAAGGATTCCAGAGCAACCGAAATATCATCGGGTTGTTCGCAGATCTAGGTTATGATACCAACGTAGCCCCATTCAATTCAGACCAAACTCCTTGGTCTATGGCTCTAGTGAACTGGACATTGAAACGCACAGGATATCGATACACTCAGTCTATTGATGCGTTTGATATCAAGAATAGAAGTTCAGATTGGGGTGCGACTGAAGTAGCATTAATTGACGCCATCGCTGGAGATATAGCAGTTTGGGATTTCGGTCACGTAAACTTCGTGAAAGAAAAGCGTCAGGATGGAAAGCTAACATTCATCGGTGGATGTCAGGCGCAACCTTCTGAGCCGAATGTAGGAACTATCTCTGTTTCTTGGCAAGATGGATACGATCCAGTCAATAATAATGGCTCGTTATTAAAGATATATCGCCCATCTAAAGTATAAATAGGACTATATGGCAACCATCAAACAACCAACTTATAGCGATTTTAGCACGGCATTCTCTCGTAATCCCGTGCAGAACGATCTTGTACGAATTACTGAATTTAATGCAGTAAAACGTTCTGTTAGAAATTTGATTCTTACCAATAAATATGAACGTCTATTGGATCCTGAGATTGGCGGTAACATACAATCTTTGTTGTTTGAACCTATGGATTCTACAACAACAGTATTAATTAGAAGTGCGATTGAACTAACTCTTCAGAACTACGAACCACGTGCTATTATCAACCAGATTACCGTGCAACCTGATTATGATAATCAACGATACTTTATACAAATAGTATTTTCGTTAAAAACAAATCAACAAAATTCAACTACGGTTGAAGTCTTCTTAGATAGGATCCGATAATGGCAAACGGCTTTTTAACTACAACGCAGTTAGATCTTTCTTCCTACAAAACAAGTTTGAAGAATTATCTCCGTCAGCAAGGTCAATTTGCAGACTACGATTTTGAAGGATCTAATATGTCTGTATTGTTAGACGTATTAGCATATAATACCTATCAAAATGCTCTGTATCTGAACATGATTGGTAGCGAAATGTTTTTGGATACTGCCCAGCTACGAGAATCATTAGTTTCTCACGCAAAAGAATTGAACTACGTTCCACGCTCAAGAACTAGCGCAACAATAACATTGAATGTTACTGTTCCGGTGGCTGCTGGAACTCCAGACACACTAACAGTTCCAAAATATTTTAAGATACAAGGTAAAGATAATTCTGGTAATGGTACATACTACTTTACCACCAATGAGCCAACTATTCTTACTCGTGCTTCTGGCTATACAGCAGAAGTAGATTTCTACGAAGGTATTGAGTCGACCGAAGTATTCACTTATGGTCGCCGTGTAATAATTTCTTCAGAAGATATCGATGTAGATTCTATAACAGTATTTGTTCGTAATTCAGTAGAAGATAACACTCAAACTGAATGGGTTCGCGCTAATGATTTATTTGGATTGACTGCAACTGATAAAGTATTCTTCGTTCAGGGCGCAGAAGATTTCAAATATGAAATTACTTTTGGTAACAATCTAGTAGGTCAAGCATTGACTCCAGGAAATATCGTATATGTTCAATATAGAATTTCTTCTGGTGCCGAAGCTAACGGAATAACAAAATTCGCAGCAGTGGATTCTGTAGAAGGTAATTCTACAGAGGTGGCTTTGGTAAACACGACAGATAAAACTACTAGTGGTTCGTACCAAGAATCTAATGAATCTATTCGTTTTAACTCTGCAAAATACTTTCAGACTCAAGAAAGAGCAATCACTTCTTCTGACTTTGTTTCTCTAATTAAAACTAACTTCCCTTCTTTGAAAAATGTCATCGCCTATGGCGGTGAAGAAGAATCTCCGCCGAGATTCGGCAAGGTGTTAATCTCAGCAATTCCATTTGATGGAGATATTGTTTCTGATCCAGTTAAAATTAAAATCCAAACATTCGCTAAAACACGAACAACTCTTTCTATAGATCCAATCGTGGTAGACCCTGACTTCATCTATGTTGATTTAGAATCTATCGTCAAGTATAATGTTTCTTCTACTACCAAAACTTCTGGTCAGATTATATCTGCAGTAAAAACAGCGATCATTAATTATGCTTCTTTGACTCTTGATGATTTTAACTCAGATTTAAGATTCTCAAAGTTAGTAAAAGCTATTGACGATTCTGATTTTTCTATCATAAGCAACGAAACAAAACTTAGACTAGTAAAAAGAATAACACCAGAACCAAATATTACATTTACTGCGACATGGACTTTTGAAAATGCACTATTAGATGATTATACTGGTAAAAGGTATACCACCGAAAGACCAGTAATTCAATCTACTCCGTTTACATATAATGGATTTCAAGTAACAATTGAAGACAATGGACTGGGGCAGTTATTGGTTGTAAGTTCTGATATTGATCCCGTAAACTGCGGAACTGTAGACTACGCAACAGGCACAGTAAACATAACTTCTCTACTTGTAGACTCGTACGACGAAAATTATATCAAAATATATGCTTTGCCAAATAATTCAGATATTGAAACAGCTACAAATAAAGTATTGGCATTAGAACAAGAAGATATCGCAATCAGCACAATAGCTGCTAGAGAATAATAAATGAAAGATGTAGAATTACTGGTTTCTAGTTTAGTAAAACAACAATTTCCTTCCTTCTATGCAGAGGAAGGAGAAACCTTCATTGCATTCGTTAGAGCATATTATGAATGGCTAGAACAAGAAAACAATGTAACGAAAGAAGCTAGAAGTCTGATGTCATATCGTGACATCGACAGCACTTTAATTAAATTCGTAGAGAACTTTCAGTACAAATACCTACAAGGTGTTCCGCGTCAATATACTGGTGACCGTCGACTACTACAAAAACACATCAAAGAAATCTATGCTTCTAAAGGAACTTCACGCGGTCTTGAATTATTGTTCCGCTTGTTATTCAACGAGGACATAACTGTTTACTTTCCAGGCGACGACGTAATTAAGCCATCTGATGGTGATTTTGTTACACCTCGTTATCTAGAAATGCAGTTCAACAAAAATCTACCGCTTTATGTCGGTAAGACTATCACTGGTCGTATTTCTGGTGCTACCGCAATTGTAAATGACTATCGTTATTTTATTAAAGAAAATAACAGATTTGACATACTTTATATCTCTAATCTTAAAGGTCATTTTCAAGCTAACGAAGAAATTATCAATCAAACTGTTTTAGACGATAATAATCTTGAAGTTATCGATAGCCCGATTATCAACGGTTCGTTGTCAGAAATTATCATAGTTGATGGTGGTATAGGTTTCAAAGTAGGCGATACCTTCTCTGTTGATAGTTTTAAGAATGGTACAAATGCTAAGGCAGTAATCACTGACGTCGTTCAGCGCGCAGGTTTTGTTACATTTGACGTTCGTAATGGTGGATATGGTTTTAGTAATGTTTCTACTCTTGAAACTGCTGGATTCGACGAACAAATCTATTCAAAATACATGCCACAAATCAGATTAGAACGCACATCTGCTGATTTGACTGCATCGGGTGGAAACTATCCTACTGCATTTGCAAATAATGAGATTGTCACAGGAAATGCTTCTGGTGCCAGCGGTCTATTTGTTTCTGAATCAGGCGGAAAAGTTTTCCTAAGAAGAGTAGAAGGAAACTTTAGCACTACTGAAACAATCACAGGGCAAGATAGTGGAGCCACTAGAACATTCTCTGGCGAAGACTTGGTATCAGAAGCTTCCTTTAAGATCGGCTATATCCAAGAATCTCAGACAAGATCTTTGACAGGTATTCGTATTGAAGACGCATGTAATGTCGCTGTTACATGGTATAGAAATGGAACTGACGTTATAATCAAACATCCATTCCATTGCTTGCGAGATGGTGACAAAGTTATCATAAAAACTTCTTCTAATACCGCAGCACTTCCAGCAAATACAACTACGCCAGTTACAGTAACACTTACAGATCTAGCATATTCCGTCAATTCTACAGCGATGTATATCACTGCTAATTCTCATGGTTATCTTGGCGCGGACCAAATTATTGTAAGAAGTGCTTCTAACACAACACTAATTCCTACAGAAGCTAAGTTTAACGTCAGTATTGTAAATGCTAACGTGTTTTCAATAGCAAAAACTGCGGCTGTCGCAAACGTAGGTACTGTTAATATCAACGATTTCTATACGGTTACAGGATTAAATGCTGGCGCTACTTCTGGTACAGCAACCATAGATATGAGAATCGACGCCAATAACTACGGCGGATTCTGCGACCTAGCAGTATTGATCGCCAACGGTTCTGTTTCGAACTCATTGCTAATCGAAGTGCCAACTATCGATATGGATATTGACGAAGCTATCAAATTCGGTAATATTGAATTTGGTAAAATCGCAGATGAGAAAAATGTTCCATCTGGACTATCTTCTGTATTCGGTGGCGACGGTTATAAAACCAACGTGCTTGTTTCCATCACGGATCCTATTCTGTACGGTCTAAGAATTCGTGGTGAGCCAAGAACTCTGAGCGGTTTGGTGACTATTTCTGGTAATGTCGTAACTGGTTCTGAAACTTTATTCACAAGAGAACTAGCTATTGATTCTGAAGTTTATAGTGAGCTATTTGGTACACAAATCAGAAAAGTATCTGCTATTAACAGCGACACAGAAATAGAACTAGACGAAGCATTCAAAGACAATGCAGGTAATGAATTGTCAGACGCTACACCAGAACCTCTTCTAGCTGTTACTTATTGGGGTAAGATAGATTTCCCAGCGACCGACTCTGTCGATAACGCTGATGTATTTGGTATCGCTGGTTTCGGTCGAGGTGCTGCTAATAGATTGGC